GTCCAAGACGAACGGTTGCAACTCATCATCGAATCGTAAGCGTTGGAATTCGGATACTTACAAAGTTCGTTCCAGCCGATGAACGGGAATTCTTGCCCGTGATAGTTCCAATAATCGTCCGCCTTCAGGAACTGGCGAAACATGAGTTCTTCGCCGGTATCCCAAACCCACTTGTAATCGCCCTTGCTTTCAAGGAACTTACAACGATCGCCGAATATCTTTTTGAAGATACGTTTCGACTTAATGATAAGATCATCTAGGTTCTTATACTTGCGATCGAAGATAACCCCTCGCCAGTACGAACCGTAACCGCGCCCGACGTTCGAAGCGAAGCGCGCAAGCTGGCAATCGGTTTTGCCAGGGCCGCGCGTGCCGTGATAAAGGATATGGTTCGCATTCGTGCGAAATGCGTATTCTTGGCTTGTGCCAGGAAGAAACGCCCAACCGTCTTCGTATGTCACGCCTGGGGGCGCCGCGTCCATTGCGGCAGCCGACGCGCTCGCGCCCAAGGCAACGGCTGCGATTGCTGCCTTAACGGGCGTGCCCCATTTATCCCGCAGCGGCGGGGCGGCTGGATTTGGCATTAGCGATTAGTGCGGTTTGTTGTGCGTAAAAACGCTGATCAAAGTCGGCGTCGTCTTCGGGCGTTACGTCGCGAGCCGGTACGCGCAATACGTGAACAACGCGGTTGTCTTGCGCGATCGTTACGTTTGTTCCGCCCTTTTGGATCATGCCTCGAACGTCGGCAATCAGCTTCAAAGCTGCGATACGATCCTTCGGTTCAATCTGTCTGTCTTCAGCGATTTCCCAAGCGACTTGTTCAACCTTGGCGTCTTGTTCAGGTACGAACGACTTCGGGTCGCCATCGCGAATGCGGGCGATTTCTTCCTGAACGATCGGATCGGAAAGCCAAGCCTGGGCTTGCATCGCTCGCCCGTAATTGTCTTGCCCTGGAAAGACGGTATATCCGGCGGTTAGCTTGGCATTCGGATTACGCGCAACAATCCCGGCGAATTGCAGCTTCAACTGCAATTCGTCTTCGCCTTCAAAGATCGGCGGAGGTACGCGTTCCCATGACATAAAGGCGACGTTAACCGATACTTTTACGAAGGTCTAGCCTGTTGCCCACAATGGGCGGCTTTTCGTCTGGCATCGGGATTGCGCAAACGGCGGACAAGATTTCGCGCAAAAGCCGGACGGTGCCGGGCTTTTCAGGATCAAGCCGAAAAGCGGCTTCGATCGTGCTTGCGTATTCCATTTCACTTGTCGACTTCGGACCGCTTCAGCGCGTCGGCTCGCCATTGCCTAAGCCCGTCGACATTGGTCGCACAATCGTTGCGCTGCCGCCGCGTGCGGTTCAATTCGTCCGCTAGATCGCCGTTGGTCGGTACATCGCGGTCGGACGTGTCGCACGGCGCCACAAGGGCCGCGTCGGGCAAATCAGCGGGGCGGCTGGCGTACTTCACCGGGGGCGGCAAGCGCGGCCCGCACGCTGCCAGGAACGGGAGTATCAGCCCAACTGCGAACTTGCGGATCATTGCGCGCTTCCCTCAATAGGACCGTGCGCCGATCGAATAACGCCCGGTTGGTTTCTAGCTTGTTTGCGACCGCTTCGGCGATTGCGTCGTTGTCAACACGTTGCGCACGAACGGCGTCCACCGTCTTTTGCGCTTCCTTGTTCGCGTCAATTGCGCTTTGAAGTTCGACGGCCAATGCGTGCTTATCGCCGTTCGCCTTGGCAATGTCGCCGCGATACCAAAGCGCAAGCGCGATCAAAGCGGCGATTACGACGTAAGGGCCGAACTTCAGCGCAAGCTTTACATATGCCATTTTATCAACCCTTCGGCCATGCCGCCGACGATAGCAACGCCGATGCCAATTACCGCGAAAAGGCAACGGTAAATCGTGTTAAGGTCGACCATACAAAACCCCTAGCCCCTTGCGGCATACGTGCGCTTCGCGAGTGCGCCGCGCCGTTAGTCCTTTGCTAACTACGCCGCCCGCGCGATTATACCAAGTGATCGCTTCGCAGCCCTGGGGATAAGCGCCAGCGTTGAAGCGAGCGCGAGCGGTCGACTTGCAATAGGTCGGAACGCCGATGTTGTATGCGAGCGATACGGCAGCGAAGCGCGGCCCCTGCCTCATGGTTTCGCTTGTCAGGTTCGAAGATAGGGCCAGCCCCGGCGAACACGCCATGACGCCGCGTGCGGTTTCGGTCAACTCGGCTTCAAGCATCGATGCGCATTGCGCTTCGGTAAACCGATCGCCGACCTTGATCGGCTTGCCTTGATATCGCGTCAAGCCATCGCACGCCGTTGCGACGTTCACAACGTCAAGGTACGCACGAAGGTATTGCCTGCCGCTTAAATTGGTTAGCTGAAGGTGCCCGTCGGTTGTGACTTCGGCGCGAACGTTGCGACCGCTTTCGTTTGCCGGAATGGCCATGCCAAGCGCGAGCGCAACGGCGGTTCCGACGATCCCGACAAGCGTTGCTTTGCCCGACGGCGGAAGTTCAGGCCGGGGCATCGCCGCCCGCTTTCGACGTTTTGCGCGCCTTGTATTCGCCCGACCATTTCCAAAGAAGATAAGCCGTTTGAAGAAGAACATACGCAATCGAAACGTATATTAAAACGTCGTTCATCGTCCAAGCTGCCGCCGCAACGACGGGGGTTCCGAACGCCGCTTCTCTTGCGAAATCGGTTGAAAAAGTCGAACTTGAACTATCCATAACGCGCCCCGCCGCCTGTTTGGCACGGTATGTCAAAACGGCAGGCAAAAAGAAACCCCCAACGGTTAAAACCGCCGGGGGTTCCCTATTTTTTCGGCGAGCCGTTGGTTAGGCGGCAGCGGTTTCGTCGGCAGCGCGATAGATCACGGCGCCGTTCGCGGGAGCGGTGAATTCGCCGTACACCTTGCCAGCTTCGACCGACTGGACGCCGAACTTCTTCGGCTTGCTGCGCTTCGTCGCGCTGGAAACGGTCGAAGCGAGCGACTTCGCCGGGTTCGGCTTGGCTTCGGTCGCCGGCACGAAGATAAAGCCGCCAACGGCGAGGCTGTCGAAGTCGTACAGGCTGCGACCGCGACCGCCGCGCGACTGCGACGGAACGAAGCCCGATCCGGTAACGAAGGTCGACGGCATGGCGACGGCGGAAGCCTGGGTGCCGGTATCGGCGGAAGCGGTGTTTTCGTTATTCACGGTAATCCCCTTGTCGGTTGCACGAACCGCGACCTTTTCACCGTCGCGAATTTCGGCATTGGTTTCGACAAGTCCCTCCTTCGCCAGCCCGGCAATCTCGGCTTCCGTAAGCATTGCATACGGGGTCGCTTCAATCTGCATGGCGGCGACGATCGACGCGAGAAGCGTCAAATTTGCCTTCGAAATTTTTGCCATTTGACTTTCCTTCGTTTGCTGTTGTGGGCAACCGTGCCCGGTTAAGCCGAAACCGACATAAGCGACGGTTGCGGCGAATGTCAATCGTCTTTTTTATCCACAGATAAAGTCTCTAACCCTTCGCGAGCAATGCGACGGGTTACGCTAATTGCAGCTTGTATCTTCAATGTCGAATCAACGGCGTCTTCGATGCCTGCCGCTTCAAGCCATACAATCAGTCTTTCGCTCCACACTTCAGCGTTGCTTAGGGTGTGGTACATGACAAGCGATGCGTTCCGAAGATTGCGGTATCGGGGATCGGCCCCGTCGCCTGTCGCCTGGACAATCTCGCCAGTTGGCAGGAATGCCCACATATTGCCATCTTGCATGACGGCGCCGATCGTGCGCTTAAGTTCATCGTCGGTTAGCATTTGCCCGGTTTCCTTTACGAATGCTTACCGCATTCGGCGACGACGATCAATCGCCTTGTTTCATGTACCGGCGCCGAACGCCCCCATCGGGCGCGCGAGCGGTGCAAGGCGGCGCCTGGGGCGCCTGGGGCGCCGTAGGGGCTTCTTCTGGCGCGCTGGCCCCCTTGGACGCCCTGCGCAGCCGCAAGGCGTCCATGATGCGCCGAAGCTTACCCATTGCCGGGTTCATCGCCGTACACGCCCGACGGGAGCCGAAGCATGGGG